TCTTATCTTTCATCATCTTATCTGCAAGAGTCATCATCTGGCGAGCATAAGAGAAGTTTTTCCTTACGTCTGCTTTTGTAGTCATTTCTTGCCCCTTCCGAGAGCGTGAGAGTTTCTCACTAGGTACATCTAATCAGACGCTCAGCGTGAGGTGTCAAATCTATTTGGCAAGTGTCGCAGATATTTTGAGCGTGAGATTATAACGATTTGATAACGATTTGAGAGGCTAATCGGGCAAGGTTGAACAACTTATGAAGCGGTTAATGGTTGAGAGTTGATGCTTCAATGGCTAATAGTCGGCGGTGTTGAGGGCTAGGAATTGGAGAGAAGTGGGGAGAAATGGCGGTTTGATAGTTCTCCCGCAATCGCCTCACAACACCGACAAACGCCCTTCAAACGCCCCGTCACGTCCAATTACCATGTAACACCCTCCGACTACCCTTAAAAACAAGTGGCTTATTCTGCCGTTTCATGCCGTGCGATAGCGCTGGCGGTAAATATAAGATCCGATATGTCCGATTTCAAGGCTTCAACCCGAGGGTTTTAAACTACAGGGGTGTATCACTATTACTATCCACCAAAGTATTTTTTCTAAATATAGGCACCCAAAACGGGCAGTGTGACAAAAATCTTTTTTCTAAAGTAGGCGTAAAATAATGACTTTAAACAGTGTGACGAACATCACACACCTCAAGTAGGGATAAACCGACTTTATCCCGCCTTAGTATATATAGGGGTTAAAATAAAACACGACTGCCCGTTCGGCTCTAGGCATACTGAGCCTCACAGCGAAGTTGCCGCTGAGACGAACTACTTACTACCCAATGGCAGCCTTTACGGGCTGCCTTCAACCCATAAGGTTAGGCGCAAGGCGCCCCCTAAAGATAACCAAAGTGTTACCCATAGGTAACGCTTCGCGGTAGGAGTAATAGGTTCATGACTAAACCAAAGTCAAATGCGTATAAGTTAGCCCCAGAGGCTACCTTATCCGCTCCAGATGCAAAGAAGCGTCTCATCGCGCTGATTGCAGATGGAGTGACGGTTGAAGACGCTTGCCGCGCAGTCGGCAAAAGCGTCAAGTCATATGAATATTATAGAACTTCCGATCCTCAGTTTAAAGAGGCTATTGATCTTTCGCGGGTCATCCAAAAGCGTAAAGGCGTCGTAAGTACAGAAGACGCCGAAATATCGTTTGAAGACTTTCGCGACAAATATATGATGAGTAAGACCTTCCCCCATCAAAGAAACATTACCTCTTTGCTGGAAGAAGGGGAGCCTGCTTGGCTCCACGGCAATATGACCTACGAAAAGGGATTCCCTAATTACGTACTGGTCAATATGCCGCCCGAGCACGCCAAAAGCATGACTGTCTCAATTGACTATGTTACCTATCGGATTGTTACCAATCCCAACGTTCGTATCAAACTAGTTTCAAAGACTCAAGCAATGGCCAAAGAATTCCTCTACGCCATCAAACAAAGACTCACCTCACCCCAATGGGCAGAACTTCAAAGACGCTACGCGCCAGTGGAAGGCTTTAAAGCCACCGCTGAGAAGTGGACAGCCGACACGATCTATCTAGAACGTGAATCAGGTGAAAAAGATCCTACCGTCCAAGCCCTTGGTATTGGTGGACAGATTTACGGCGCACGTGCCGATCTTATTATTTTGGATGACTGCGTCACCCTTGCCAATGCTGGTGAGTATGAAAAGCAGATCCGCTGGATCCAACAAGAAGTACTGACTCGTGTTGGTCCTACTGGAAAGATCCTCGTTGTTGGCACTCGCGTAGATCCTATGGACCTATATCGCGAAATGCGCAACCCAGAGCGTTACCCAGATAACAAGTCACCATGGACATACTTGGCTATGCCAGCGGTATTAGAATTTAAAGATGATCCAGAAGATTGGATTACCCTTTGGCCTAAGTCAGATCGTCCTTGGGATACTGATGAAACCCCAATGGATTCAGATGGATTGTATCCTCGCTGGAGTGGACCACATCTACGCCGCCGTCGCGGCTTGATTGATCCTAAAACATGGGCAATGGTTTACCAGCAACAAGATGTTGAGTCTACTGCTATCTTCTCACCTGAGTGTGTAAGAGGTTCCGTCAGTGGAATGCGTGCTATTGGACCTATCATCCCTGGCGCACCTGGTCATCCAGAAAGAATTCAAAGCCAGTACATAGTTGCTGCTATGGATCCAGCCATGTCAGGTGATACTTTCTCTGTCATTATTTCAGGAGATAGAACCACAGGCAAGCGTTACTTGCTAGAGGCATCTAGAATGCCAGCACCTACACCTCAACAGATCAGAGACTTGATCTTTACTTGGACTGAAAAATATCAGCCAAAGGTTTGGGTTATTGAGAAAAACGCTTTTCAATTGTTTCTTACCCAAGACGAACAAATTAACAACTTTTTAGCAACACGCGGTATTCGCCTCGTGCAACATTATACAGGTTCTAACAAAATGGATCTTGAATTTGGTGTTGCCTCTATGGCGCCACTATTCGGCTCGTGCGACAACCAGGGCAAATACATGAAGAATAACCTTCTGGAATTGCCACGAGCCGACAATGAACATATCAAGGCACTGATTGAGCAATTGATTACTTGGTCAGCAGGAACAAAAAATAAGCAAGACGGTCCAATGGCCCTCTGGTTTGCAGAGACTCAACTACGCGACTATATCAATCAGTCAGGCGTTTACGGCGGATCATTCGTGAAGAATCCATTTGCTTCACGCTATCAGACAATGAACCGCAAGGTTATCAACTTAGAAGAATGGCAACGCACGCAAGAAAAACTTGCGGCTAACGGGGGATACATAAGTGGCAATAGATATTGATGTACTTAGCACTAAGGTGCGCAAGTTACGAGATAGATTCCATACTCGTGACTCTCGTTACTCCGACCTTATGGCTATTCGCCAAGGCGATATTCAACAAGTATTTCCTGGAGCATTCTCTGAAGAATATCCAAAGCCTATGGTGGCAAACTTCATTGACGTTGCTGCCCGCGATGTAGCAGAAGTTATTGCCCCACTTCCTGCCTTCAACTGCGACACTACAGATTCTATTTCAGATCGTGCAAGAAAGCGTGCTGATAAGCGCACCATGATCGTTGCTGGCTATCGCGATTCTTGCAACCTTCAAACCATGATGTACACAGGCGCTGACCGTTACCTTACCTTTGGAATGCTTGCTTTTATCATTGAGCCTGATTATGAAAACAAACGCCCAATGATCCGCATTGACAACCCAATGAATTCATATCCTGAATTTGATCGTTTTGGTAAATTAATTTCATATACTAAGCGCTATCAAAAGACAGTTCGCGAACTTATTAATGACTTTCCTGAATATGAATCACAGATTCGTACACAATACGAAAGCCGCAACTCTGAGCGTATCCTTGAAGTTTATCGCTATCAGGACAAAGAAGAATTGGTTCTATTTATCCCTGAAAAAAGTAACCTTGTTTTAGAGCGTGCTAACAATCTTCTTGATGAATTGCCAATTGCTATTGCTATTCGTCCAGGCGTTGACTCTGATGAGAACCAACGTGGACAATTTGATGACATCATGTGGGTACAAGTTGCTCGCGCACGCATGGCAACATTCCAACTTGAAGCGGCACAAAAGTCTGTACAGGCTCCTTTTGCTTTGCCTTCAGATGTAAATGTTATTGAGATTGGTCCAGATGCAACCATCCGTTCTGCCAATCCAGAAAAGATTCGTCGTGTTGGTCTTGAGATTCCACCAGGAATATTTCAAGAGACTAATGAATTAGATCAAGAACTGCGTGTTGGTTCACGCTATCCTCAAGGCCGTTTAGGTCAACAATCAGGATCTATCGTTACAGGCCGTGGTGTAGAAGCACTCATGGGCGGCTTTGACACACAAGTCAAAACAGCACAAGCAGTATTGGCTGACACATTCCGTCATGTTATGCGCCTATGCTTTAAAATGGATGAATCACTATTTGGTGATGTTGAAAAAGAAGTACGCGGCGTAACTGCTGGCGCACCTTATGAAATTACCTATAC